CAAAGATAAGCGATTGCTTATGAAGACGTTGCAGGCAAAGCAAGAGGAACTAGACAGCCTTCGTAGGAAGCATGCTAATGTTCCTGCCAAGGTGCTATATCACGGCAACGTAAAGTCGAACATTGAAGCCATCAAAGAATCTGGCTTTGCTAGACCTTCGACGTTTACAAGTCAGCACGATGAGCTTAATGTTGGCGCTCCGTCGTTGACAAGTGATGTCAATCTAAACTTCACCAGCACCAGATTCGGTGGCAAAAACCCTGAAAAGTTTGTCTCATATGAGATGCCATATGCTGACTACGTGTTCTCACGTGTCAACATGTCAACAGATCAATATGCGAATAAAGACCTCAACACCATTGCCAGATCAATCACTGGTGTTCCCGGTAGGGCTCGTCCGTTAAATCTTCCGAGAGCAGACATGTATGAAACAGAGTCTGCGATGCCAGAGATGGACAAGATGCGTAGGCGCTCTGATGTTCAGACGCAGATGGAAATTGCTGAGAAGATTCCTCAGTATGAGAAGTATAGAGAGCGTCAGAAACAAGCTGGTGAAAATCTCAACAAGATTGTTTCTGACACTAAAGATACGATGACTCAAAAGCAGGCGTTAGACACCTATCGCAATGCTAAAGAATATCTGTATGCCATCTCCAACATAGGCAAGCTTACGACAGCGAAGACGGGTATGGGTCACAGCTATGGTAGTGCCATTGCTCAGTTGGAGTTTAAGGCACCAGTGTTTAAGCGGGCAGCAGATGTGTTGCGACAGAACAACGCTACAGAAAAAGCTGACAATCTGCAGCAGCTATACAATCTTGTCAACGTAAGCGACACCGATACGAAGGCTGCAGGCAAGGTCGTTGCTCTCACCGACAAATTTAACAAAGGCGGCTTAGTAAGCCGCAAATAACTATCGCGGCTTATTCTGCTGAATGCGATAGATGTTGTCGAAGTAGGCGCAATTGAAACCACGCTGCCACTCCTTCCCTTTCAAGCTGTCGATGTTGTACTTGCTGGCAATCCAGCCGCGAGAGAAAGCGTAGTAGCCTTCTTGAAACGCGAACATCGACTCTTTCGAGATGAAGTGGTCTTTGTCGAAATATGATTTCATATCATTTCCCTCAACTGTGAAATTGGAAGGTTGTAACAGTCTGCTTTGATAACGTATTTGTTATCAGTATCCAATTGACCTTTCTTCATAAACACAGCGTCTTTGAAGAATCGATCTTTGTCGATTACACCACACCACCATGCTGTAGTCAAATCTTTTTTGACACGTACAAACGCATAGACGTCACAGTCTTGAGTGGTGTTGAAGTTGGCAACGCTGTTGCTGTAGTGCGGCAGGGGTGGTACAGACGTTGACTTTGATTTGACGTCTATCCTTATCCCATTGGCAATGATGTCATAGTCAAATGTGTTTACATGAATAGCATTGAATGACTGCTTCTTAAGCACATACATTGCCACTTCCTCACCAATAAAGCCAACGAGATTGCCCATTCCCATTGTGATGCTGTTCTTGAGCGTTCCCATCTCCTTTACTTTTTTTCTAGCTCTATTCACCATTGCATTTGTTATATTGACTTCAATCGTCATTGAGTTTGGCTCGTTCAAAGAACTCACCGAGATAGATGGTGAAGAACGGAATCTTGATGAGAAGTCCTACGTAGCACAACAATATTGTTTCTTTGTCGTCTTCGCTAGTCTTTCCAGCACGATAGCAAATATCTTCGTTATGTTCAATGTCAATACCAAAACCAAAACGTGGGCGAACAAGAATATCCATATCATCTTCCTAAAAAGCCGTCGAGGTTTCCCTGCGACGGCTCTGTTATATCACTGACGTATTACCGAACGGGGCATGCGCCAGAAGCGCAATCTGCATCATCCAAGCCAATGCTGGCTTCATCAACGCGAGAGATGAGCCTTGTCGATGCGACCAATGCTTCATATTGCTCTTGTGTGATTTCTTCCAACGGAGCCTGCTTAAAACCATGTTCGCTGTGCAGCAAAAATGACAGGCTCTTATGAGAATTCTTGTAATACTTTTTCAAGTATTTACGAATCTCAGGAAGCTCTTCTTTTCGATAGTAGACGGTGCAGCTAACGCTGTTATCACTCCAGTTTTCCTGCAGCCACTTAATCGTCTCAAGCTGATCCAGCGCTGTCATGTCCTTAGCCAGCACAGCATGATCGGGATGACGGAACGGGAACGACACCACCACCGTGCTGCGATCTTCGCTGCCGTCGAAGTTCTGTTGATACTCAACGTGATATCCATGATCGCGACACACTTGCACCAGCGGATGGTTGCTGCTGATACGAATGCGACGAATCATGTAACGAGCATATGCAGGATGGCAACCGGGAGTGACACCGGGCAGCAGCGACAGCGTACCGGAAGGCTTCACCGTTGTCAGCTTCACAGACGGAGGAAACTCGTTGTCATAGCTATATTGCTTATCAAACTCACGAAGCTCTTCGTATGCCTTACGCAACCAACTCTTCTGTTCGTCGGTGCATTGCATGACACCAGTGATACCGATGCCCATACGCATGTTCTTGTGAACAATCTCTTCCGTCGCCTTCAGATGGCAAGGCAACGCCAGCGAATGCTTGTTGATGCGATAGAGCAGCTTTGCAATGTCGATGAATTCTTCATATGACTCAACATTGGGCAGGAAGATTTCTGCAAGGCAACACGTTTCCTTGTCAGCAAGGCTTTGCTCGGCGCATGGATTATATCCTTGTACATCGTAGTCGGGATAACGAGTGTCACCAAGCAAACCAATCTTGCGAGACAGCTTCAAATTGATGAGTCCATAAGGCTCACCCTTGCCTTCATATCCATCCCAAAAGAATTCGTGAAGGTCAGTCACATCATTACAGACAACGCTGTTGTTTGACATCGCCCGCCATGACGGAATGTTGCCCATGTCCCAACGCTTTGCCAGCAGATATTCGACATCGTCAGGATCACCAATGGCAATCTGTGCAGAGCGACGAACATTCCCAGCAACAACGACAGCACCGATAATATTCATGACGTCGAGAGCATCAACGGGACGTAGCTTCTTGCCAGCACGCTTCTCAAGAATCTTACCAATTTCGGTGATGCCCCACACCAAGTCTTCAGGACCGCTGGCAGTGCCACCAAAGCCCTTGATAGGAGCGCCCTTAGAGCGAATAAGCTGCGTGGAGTAGGTGAAGGTTTGCTTACCGCTTTCGTGGGCAAGGAAGGCTGCTTTAAGCGTCTTGCCGAGCAATGCCACCCAACCTTCGCGGCTGTCAGGGACGATGAAGTCGGCGTCAGCACTGTCAACACGTGTCGGCACCTTGAAGTCTTCTTTCACAGGAGGCAGCTTGTCAACGTTGGAGCGCTGGATGTTGTAGCCAACACCGCTACCCAGCATCAGCAAGTCCATAGCCCACGTAAACGGCTCTACAGGCTTGTCAACGACAGTGAAGGCACAGTTTTGTAGCGATGCCAAACCGAGGCGACCAACAGTGTCTGTGCCAAGTTGCCACAGGAAGCGACCAGCGACAGTGCCTTTCAACTGTAGAAGATACTTACGAAGACGTTGTTCTTCGTCTGCAGTGAAGTTGCAACCTAGTTGTTTAGTTGCAGCTTTAACAATGCGGTTGACAATATCGCTCCATTCTTCGGTGGCGCTATTTGGATCAGATTCAACAATGCGGCGGGCGTATGTACGCTTTGCAGTAATATACCCAAGAGTAGACCAAGGAGTCACAATTGTTTCTTTCGTTTGCGTTTGGTTGGTATTGTCCATGTTTCAAAATATCCTTTTTTTCGAATGTTAGTTAATCCGGTTTTTAATAAAACATTTGCGTCATTAGGTAAATCGCCAAGAATAAAATTACATTTTTCACAACAAGGCACAACGTTATCTTCGCTGTGCCCTTTGCTACTATCCTTACGATCTAACCCATGACTTTTTTCTACACCACAATAAATACATGGCTGCATCATCAATTCAACTGCTTTATCTCGACTAATGGTCTCACAAGGAGAATTAAATCGAGTTAAGTCGTTATGACGATATGCTTTATACTTAAATGCCAGTTTATTTGAGTTGTAGTATTCTTTCAAATACTGTTTATCTGTTACTCTACCAGACAATACCTCTTTGCCATACTTACAAGAATAACAATGAGGTCGATAGTAGAGTGATCCAGATCGTCTGAATTGAGCGGGAAAATCTGATAGCGCCTTAGTTTTCTCGCATGTCGCACATTGTTTCTGATCCATGACACCTCCGTTGTGTCTTTCCGTTATGCGCGTGTTCGTTTGAAATGTCAATATCCATATGCTTTTCCTTTATGAGATGACAACGCCGACGCGATGGTCGGCGTTGGGGACGGACGTTATAGCAAAAATGTCTGTGTTAGCAGATATTATCGATTGTCGTATGCTTCCATTACGTTAGGGAAATGTAGATGTAGTTGCTTCTCGCATTCAAGAGCAATGTCGCGATGTTCCTTCTGAGTTTCGACGCCAGTTCGAATGTCAACGTAATGCAGCCAACTACGCAGCGTTCCGTTCATATACATCCTACTTGTTGTCAATCCTTCAGGCAACACCTTACGTGCAATCTCCCTTGCAACACCAGCATTGAGAGAGTTTTCGTATGCGACAGTTGCAGCTTTCAACACAGCTTGTTGTTGCTCCTGCCAAAATCGCATCATCTCCCTATCCTGTACAGGAATGCTGTTCTGACGATTCTTTTCGTCTTGCAGCCTCACCTCTGACAATTCATAACCATCAGCTACAGCATAGCGTTGGCTGAACTCTTGAAAGCTGAAGCTTCGATGTCGCAGGATTTGTCGCGCAATGTCGCGAGTGCATTCAATCTCCATGCAAACGTTCACCATTTCGAATGGCGACCAATGCTTGTGCTTGATCAAATACTTGATCAGCGGCACATACTTTTCATTGGCTTGATTTGCAGGATTTGACACTCGCGCCATGTACGCGATAAGTCGTTCTGCGTCAGGAGTTTTCCAAACCGTCGTTACTTTCATCTTCGCTTTCTGGTGGTGTGTACTTCTTACCTTCTTCAATGCCCTTCTTCAGGGATTCGATGATGGCAAACCTCATCAGCCTATCACGTTCTTCATCATTCATGTCGAAGGTGTAGGTGGCGCTACCGTCTTCGTGTTCTTTAACGAGTTGAATATTCATTTGTCAGTTCCTCCAAAGTTAAACGAAAACTGACGGTCGTCGTCGCTCCCAAACACCTGATCAACATACTCATCATACTGATCAGGAATGCTGAAGTATTTGATGACAGTGAGCAACGCTGGCAGTAGATGCGTGTTATATGCCCTGTCTTCAGGGTGAGTCATATACTCATTTTCCTGCATCACCGTTGACAAACTATCTTTCAAATAGTTGAGAACAAGAGTTTGAAACACATCTTCATCAATTTTTAGTTCGTACATTTTTCCGTTCCTTTCTTTCGATTGCTGTCTTTTCTTTATGACAGCATTTACACAACACTTGCAACCCTTCTGCTTCAACAAACATGCGTTCGATGTATTCGTCCCATGTAGTGAACCCCTTCATTGTATCCACTACAGGATGGATGTGATCAACAACCACACTGGTAGCAGGGAAATTAGCACGGCAATGAGTGCATCGATAGTGCTGTGCAAACTTCCCTGTCTTCGTGTTAACAGACCTGCCAACGAGAGCAGCTTTCAACACTGCCCACTTAACAGGCCAGCGACGGGAACCAGCACGTAACGTACTGACAACAAAGCTGCGAAACTTCGCTTCCGTCCACAAACCACCATTACGAGACTTAGAAGGGGACGTCGTCGGCATCAAGTTCAGCTTGCAACAGAAACATCAGGTTACAAATAGCATGTGCTAGATGGTAATACCCTGTCTCTTCATCGCGAAGTTCTCCGCGCCAATGTGCCCACGTATGACGCTGCGAAGCATCGAAATATCGCTCATGCATGTTTTCCACATGCTTCCAATTGTCAGGGCTGTATTTCTCTGCACCATACGTCAACACCTTCACCACTTCTTCAAGCGCTTCAGGCTTCAGGAGTCCGTAGCGGGGCTTTCCTTTGTCAAACTTTCGTCCTTCTTGGACGGGGTAGGTGGTGTCCACAGTTCGTTTTCCTTTCTACGAAGATAGAGCAATGTTCCATTTTGTCGTACTTTGTCAACATCTGCATACATTTCGTAACAGACGTCAGCCATTTCCTGTTCCGTCGTGCATTCAGCCAACGCAGCTTCAGCTTTCTTAGGACCGATGCCTTTCAAACCAATGACGTTGTCTGCTGTATCGCCCATCAATATCTGCATGTACAGAAATCGAAGTCCTTCTTCAGGAGTGACGAAGAAGTGTTCACGCTTGACGAAGTTGTAATGATAGCCCGGTATCTGCTTGAAGTCTTTGTCGATGCTGATGATGACAAAATCTCCATTGAGCTTTGTAGCTTCAATGGCAATGGCATCATCAGCTTCTTCACCTTCAGCAACTACAGCACCCCATTGTTCAATCAGATGCTGTCGTGCTGCTGGCAGATGCTCAGGCTTTGGCGCTGTTCTATTCGCTTTGTATTCAGCAGATACTTGTTTTCTGAAGTTGTTGCTGCCCGTTAGATATAGCTGCCACTTGTCATAATATCTAACATCAGTGTCGCATGATAACAAAGCGCCCGTTACAATGCTATCTAATGTTAGAGTCATTGTACGGACGCTTTCGTCTTTGCATGCGGCTGCGGCGCGATATGCCATCGTATCCGCATCCAGCAACATCTTCATTACAACACTTCGTCGTCGTCTAGGTCTGCACTACCACCACCGTACTCAATGAGATCGGTGATGACAAGCTTCTTCAACGAAGGCGACACACCCTTCTTGTTCTTGTACTTCCACTCGTAAGCGGTGATGATGGCTTTGGCTTTGCTGCCATTGCCAATCTTGACACCAGACAGTTCAACACCGTCATTGTCGAATGCCTTGATGGGATTGGCAGACTTGCAGGTGATGCATCGTCCTTGTCCTTCCTTCTCAGCAACGGTGATGCCCATCTCTTCCAGAGCTACGACAGCAGCTTCAGAGAGATTGCACAAAACCACCTGAAACTTGCCGCTCATCTCATTAACTTTATCAAGCTGTGCCCACATGACATCAGCCTTAATCTTCACACTTTGCATTTCAGCCATTTCATTTCCTTTCGGGTATTGCCACACAATTGAACACGGTGTGGCTTCGTGTTAGCTGCACATTATAGGTAGGCAGCAACTTCTTCGTCAACAGGGGTGTTGTTAATCAGCAACTTCTTGGCAGCGGCTACGTAGTAGCTGTAGTCAATGTCGTCTTTGTTGAAGTTGATAATGTTGTTGCAGGTCTTCAGTGAATATTCAGTGTCAACACCAATGCGTCGAGGCTCACCATCAGGCGTTAGCGGCGGCATTATCTTCATAAGCTTACCACCATTGGTGCTGGCGTAATAGCGGCAGATGTTCTGCTGCTGCACCTCTGTGCCATCGTCACCAATCAACACCAGCTTGCTGCTGCGTGGCACTTTGGTGCGCATGACATAGTCATAGATGTTGTCAGTATGCTGACAGATATAGCTTTCTATGTCTACACCATCAATCATGTGAGCTTCAGCAGCTTTAGGGATGATGAGTCCACCCTGATCTTGATGCCAGCCGAGCCCTTCATATTGATAGGCACCCTTACGCTTCACCTTGCCATTGGTGTAGACGGCGATGTAGTTGTTGACGTCCCTTAGAAGCATCTTCGAATACTCAACAAACTCAAGCTGCAGCCCTACGTTCTCTTGCCACTGTTTGCACTTGGTGTCATACCAACGTCGATATTTACGCGGACACAACACCGTGATGCCGTCAGTGTTCACCTGTATCAGACGTAGCCCACGAATCTGCAGCAGTTGCTCTGCCAGATTGCACAGACTCAGTTGACCATTGATGGTGATCGACATCGTGTACTGAGGGTCGTAGAAGGGGCTATATTGATTGTTGCTGTCTCCATACACCCCGTTCAATGCCAGCTTCAGCATGGCGTTCTCAGACGTTCCTTTGGGGTAGCTCTTACGCTGTTCGTAGACGTCTTCGTAGATGTCGCAGAACTTTTCCGAGAGATGTTCTGGATAGACGCGATTGGCAATGGCTACGTTTGGATACATCGAAGCAACGTCAGCGTCGATGATGATGTAGTCGTCGTCAGACTCGACAATGGTGTTCTCTAAGCTGCCATGAATGCCACCAGTGCCGAAGTCAAAGCGAAAGCCGTCAACAACTACGTTCAAGTTGTCAGCTTCTTTCCAACACATCCAATGGCTGTATTGAGCTTCACCTTTCTTCTTAGCCTTCAGTTCTACTTGTTCAACCCAGCCTAGAGGATGTTCCTTCTTGAAGTCGTCGATGTCTTCGAATGACGGCACACGTGCAAACTTCTTACGCTTTGTGTACAGCGCAGCATACTGAGCTACATCACCCAGCGTAGCTTCATCAATCTCAGAGAAGACGCCTTTGGTTTCCGTTATCTTCTGCTTTGTAAACCAATTGAACACCGCTGTAAACTCTGGACGTTGAAAGTAGTAATAGTCGAAGAGGCAGTCTTTGATGTTGATGTGCTTACGCTTCGTCTGATTGATAGAGCGCTTACCTTTGCCATCATACTTGTAGCAGCTACCCGGCAGCGCCTCTTCAAGACGCATGATGAAGTAGTCTTTACCAATCTTGGTGTCGTTGTGATTGAGGAAATTGCGTCCATACTTCTGCGTCAACTCTTCACGAAACTTGATGGCGCTCAAGCTTTCGTTGTAGAAGTCGAGAGTGCGAATAACATCGTGCAGATTATATTTGAGCAGCGTGTCGATTTGATCTGACGTCAAGTCACTGCCAACATCGAAGGGCAAGTCTTCGATGGTGTCACTCTTCATATTAAACTGAAGCATCTTCAGAGAAGTTGCTCTAGCCTTGTTGTCGAAGTGATGTATCTTGTACAGATCAATCTGCGGCACGTATTCATCAGCGGTGCGAACGATGTGTTCAAACTTCTCTTCGCTCTTGATGATGCTCATCGCCTTCTTGTAGGCACGTGCAGCTACAGCTTTGCCACCAACAGTGGTGGCTTTATCGCGAACACTCAGGAGATCGTGAATGACAGGATAATCAAAGCCAATATTATTAAAGCCGACCATGCGGTTTCCATGTTCCCGTAGCCGGTCAAGGAACGCAAATACATCTCCAATCTGATTCTTTCGAGGAGAGCATTCAAACTGCCAAAACACTGACTTGTCAGTCGAGAGAGCAGTGAAGCTAAAGCAGTTTGGATACGTTTCAATGTCATAGATGAAGTCCATTAAAATATCCTGAGCAGTTCAAGAAGTGTCAGAATGAAATGAATGATGTTGGCAAGCAGTTCCATTTAGAGAACATCATCCTCATCATCAGGAGCAGGAGTGTACTCCAGCATGCGACCTGTCTCTTTGGTATACAGCAACGAACATGCAGGCCCTGTGAGTCCGCTGAATCTATTCTTTAAGACGCGAAGATATGTAGTGTTACGCTTAGTCGCGTCTTCGTCTTGCCCATTACGCTCTGCACCCAACACCATATCACTGAGTTGTGCAATGGAGCCACTGCCACGAAGTTGTGCAAGAGAAGTTGCAGCGCCTTCTTCATGTCCAACACCATTCGGACGCTTCAAGTGTGACACAACAAACAACGCAACGTTAGTTTCTTGCACAAGCATGCGAAGCTTTGTCATTATCTCATCAATGGCTTTACGCTCATCTCCATTGTCTTGGGCTGAGACGATGATAGAGATATGATCAACCACAATGTATTTGCAATTGAGCGCCTTCGCCATGTAGCGAACACGGTTGACGATGTTGTCTGTGCTGGTGCTGCCGAAGTGATCGAACAAGAACAGCCTGCCTGTGCCAAGTGTACGCTCGAAAGCATCCTTACGCTCTTCTTCGCTTGCCACCGTGTCTGGCAAATGCAGAGGTTTGTTGGCAGCAAGCGACATCACAGACAATCCTGTCTTGCGAATGCCTTCCTCAAGGAACATCAATCCAATGTTGTCGTCGGTGTTCTGAAGCAGATGCCAAACAATTTCACGAAGCAATTGCGACTTGCCCAAGCCGCTGCCAGCGGTGATGGTGACAAGCTCTCCATGACGAATGCCGTAGGTCAACGCATTCAACCCATCCCACGGATACATGCATTGCGCTGGCGCTGGTGGCGTTGACACCAAGTCCCACAAGTTATTACCAGCAACAATGCCATCTGGAATGTACGACTCAGCACTCCACCAACGCTGAACGAAGATGGCTTCTTTATTTGCTGCAACGTAGTCGCATGCGTCCTTCATATCGACGTCATGCTTGTACACCTTAGCCTTGCTGCCGAATAGTTCAGCAACTTCCTTCGCTGCCTTCTTACCCGGATCATCATTGTCGAAGCAGACAACGATGTTCTCAAAGCTGTTGAGCCACTCATAGGCGG